TTATACACTTGATGTTTGGTTTGATTCTGGTGTTAGTTGGTATTCGGTGGTTGGTGGAAAATCAGATGTTTATTTTGAAGGCTCCGATCAGCATCGTGGTTGGTTTCAATCATCATTATTAACATCCGTTGCTATGACCGGCGAAGCACCATATAAAAAGGTCTTAACACATGGATTTGTACTTGATGATAAGGGTAGAAAGATGTCAAAATCATTGGGCAATGTTGTAGATCCTAAGTCAGTTCAAACAAAATATAATACTGATGTTCTTCGTTTGTGGTCAGCCGTTGTAAACTACGGAGATGATGCTCAATTGGGTGAGGGTGTGTTAAAGAGTTGTTCAGAGTATTATTTTAAATTAAGAAATACAATGAAGTATCTATTGGGTAATATGTATGGATATAATTATCGTGAAGTGACATTAACAGAAAAAGAAAGAAATGCTTTAAGTAGATGTGATTTGATGTATAATAGTTCTTTGAAATATTACTCAGAATATAATTTCAGAAAGGTTTTTGAAGAATTGATGGCTTGGGTTTCTGAATTTTCTAGTCAATATCTAGATAACGAAACTAAATCATTTCTATATGAGTGTGACTTGGACTCAGGTGAAAGACAAAGATGTCAATATGTTCTTAAGTATGCTTTGGAAAGATATATGAAAGTTTTAGCACCAATGTGCTCATTTTTAGCGGAAGATGCGTATCAAAATTATGAATTTAAAAGTGATGTTTCTGTATTTATGGAGAAATTCTAAACAATTTTGCAGTAAAATTGATTTTTGTGTTATAATATATAGTATATATCGAGTGGGAATAAATCTCTCTTTAATATATAAAGTATAAAAATAATAAAACTAATATGCCATTACCGCATTTTACTAACGTAACGAGTCACTTTGGTGATAACCAAGGTCCCTTCGAAGCAGTATATCCTGGATTGTTTGAGATATCTTTTGTATTACCAGCAATCTTAGTTGCTCAAAACAGAGATCCTCTAATGTTGCTTGAAAACGCAACTAATATTTCTGGATTCGAATTAACACCAACTATTGCTGAACAGCAACAGAGATTCAAGTATTCTACAAGAGTTTACTTACCACTTCCTGATAAAACTCACACTACGTTTGATATCAATTTCAACGTGAATGTGAATCATGGTGGTTCTATCTATACTTGGAATACTTTAAGATCATGGTATGATTTACTATGGAACTCACAAGTAGGTACAAATTTCTACAAAAGAGATATGGTTGGTACTGTTATTGTTAATCAACATGATAAGAAAGGTTTTATTATTAGAAGACTTACATTTCATAATACTCAAATTAAAGGTATTGATGGTGCTATTTCTGAATTAGATTGGTCTAAGACTGCAAATATTGTAGAAGCTACTAAAGCTTCATTTGTTTGTGACTACTGGACTGATGAATGGATTGATCCGAACTACGCGCAATTATTACCACCTTTACAGGTATAATCTTAAAAGCCCTCATTTGAGGGCTTTTTTATTTAAATATATACTATATGAAATATCTAAAAGGTTATAAATTATATACTGAGAACTATAAAGAAACATCTTGGGCCGATGTAATTAATGGTGAAGAAGCCACTATTACTATACAAGATGTTGAAGATTATTTAAAAGATGAGCCAGTGATTGAGATTCCGGTTGCTGAAATAAAAGATATGTCTATTCACAAATCAAAAACAGATGAGCCTACTCTAAAAAGAGTATCAGCCGCTGATTTGAATTTTCCAATTATAATAACAAAAGGCTTAGATGGTAAATATACTATGATTCTAGATGGACATCATAGATTGCAGAAAGCAATTAATACAAATCAAGAAGCAATCAAAGCCAAGGTGTTGGATTTAAAATCAGCACCCGATAAATACAAATTCATGTTTAGATAATTAAACCTTCTTTCCGGTTTTTGGATCATAATTCATAATTAACAACTCAGTTCCTTTCGCATTATTATCGGAGAATGACGCTGATGAGCGATGAAACTCCTTTTCAACCCAGAAATATTTATCTTTTGGAAACCAATCTTCTAATTCTTTAAACCAGTAATATGATAATGACCATCTACCTTTACTATTAAGTAAAAAGTTTTTAAGTCTTTCGTGTCCAGCTTCACCAAATGTCATGTGTGAGCCATAATCAGTATTGTGTGTACCAACACCATCCGTATATTTGTATGGTGGATCTAAATAGAAATATGTATCAACATCATCATACTTATTCATTAAATCTTCAAAGTCGATGTTTTCAATATCAGTTAAACCATCTAACTTTGATTTATAATTAGCATTACCCAATTTATTTAGAAGTGTATTAATCTTTAATTTAGGTGTTTTACCAGCCGAAAAGCCACTAAATCCAGCACCTCTAGCATAACAAGCATTGAATGCTGATGTAATCATAAAGGCATAAACAACTGCTTTCTCAAAATTTGGCATATCCCAATTCATATCATCATAGAAATCACACTTCTTTGGATCTTTAGTATCAGTATATAGGTTTCTATAATGTAGTTTCTGAGCACCTATATCTGTTTTATCACAATATAAAAAACCACCAAGATTAAAAGAATCCTTAATCTCTTTGAGTAATTTATCATGTTGTTTAGCACACAACATAAAGTTAACTTGTAGCTTATTTGCATCATTGTATATAATGTTATCTACATGTGAGAAATCTTCATTGAAGTATATTGGAAAAGAACCAGAGAATGGTTCACAATATGTTTTAATATCTTTTGGAATGAAAGAGTAAATCCAAGGTGAATGTTGATTTTTTCCACCAAACCAACCAGTTAATCCTGCCATAATTTTCGTTTATTTTTAGTTATTTGTTATAAAAATAATATAGTGAAAGTTTAATATATACTGAATGAAAACAATTAAAACATTCGAATCATTTAGAGATAATAAATGGTTCATATCATACGGATTAGGCGGTGGCTTTGGTGGTGCTAACAATCATGAAGTAATTGATGCATCTAATGAAGATGAAGCTAATAAATATGCTTGGGAAAAGGCATGTGAAGATTATGACAACTACGCTGGTTCACACGGACTGAGAGACATAGGTGAAATAATGGAAGAAGATGGTATTGAAGATGAAGATGAAGCTGAACAAGTATTCAGTGAGGAAAGGGAAGGTTGGTTAGACTATTCAGCAGAACCATATGATCCAGCAAAGCATGATAGATTAATAAGATAATGAAGTATATCAAACTATATGAAAATTACATAAGGGATTTTTATATCAATGATAATAAATATTGGTTTGAAGTTAGAGATCCAAAAGATGATGGTAAAGGGTATAGCGTAGGGTGGGGTGTTGGGTCTGTTATTGATGATAATATATCTAAATTTAATAGAACAGATTTACACGAGCAATTTAAGGTTTTTGGTGAGGTTAAAAAGTTATTTTTAGAATGATTTAATAAGGAGGTCCCTAATAAATTTTATTTTAGTGTGCCGGGCGAAAAGAGAATGAATATCTATATTAATTTTTTAAAAGATATACTAGGTAATGATTATGAATACCATATAGAAAAGACAGATTATAAACCATTTGATTTGAAAGAACAAACTGTCTATTACGTGAATTTTGAAAGGAAATAAAAAAGAGACCAATTGGTCTCTTTTTCTTTTGTGGAGAAGACGGGAATTGAACCCGTGTCCGATCATATACGTGAACCACTTTCTACAAGTTTAGTTAGATTTTCTAATCTAACAAAATATCTGATTTAATTTTGCGGTCTAATCAAAAAACTCGCCGATTCTACTTACACTTAGTATCGGGAACTCGTGTTGTTAGAAGTGTCTTATATTAAGCAACTAACTCAGCTTCTACCTGAGTCGCAACAGTCTTAGACTGTGCGTTAATAACTGCTAATACGTCAGCTCTAGAGCCAACTTCGTTTGTAATGTTTCCATTTACAAGTTATCTACTAATTTATTAGTCGCACTACTTATTAGACAAAGCGACACTTGCTTATAACTCTCATCCTATCACCGTCGAAGCCAGAACTTCCCCGTGTTTGAACAACAAATATACTCATATATATCACAATTAAAAATAAAGTTTTTTCCATTTTAGAAAAAATAAAAAAAGCCACCTTGCGAGTAGCTTTTTCATTAAGTTTTAGATTATTATTTGGATGTAATATCTTTATCTTCGTCGCTAACAAAGTCTGCTGCGGAATAAGAGTTTGTGCTGATTGAACTTGCTCTCATCTTCATTGATTTAGAAACGCTAGTATATAATCTTGAATTAGAATTAACATCTGAGCTGAATTGCATTACGTTATCTAAGTTGATACCATAGTTTCTAGCAGTTGAAATTGAATCAATATTAGCACCGATGAAGGTAAACGTCCAACGTTCAGTCTTCTGAAGTTCTTGAATCATTGATTTAACTTTAGAACCATCGAATTCCTTTGACGCATTTTCTTCACCATCAGTAATGATTACTACTACTGCAGATGCCTCACCTGAAGCAATTTTGTCTTTAATTTTCTCGTTTAAATCTCTAACACCAACACCAATAGCATCCAACATAGCTGTCATACCAGTGCATTTATAATTACTTTCATTGATATGTTCTAATGATTTAACTGGTCTATTTGTATATTCAATAGTTACAGCACTATTAAAGTGAATAAATGACATATTATATTTTTGATCTGGAAATTCTTTCTCTAAGTTTTTAATTGCATCAATTTGCTCATTAACGCCACTGATTGTACTATTAGTTAAGTGTGTCATTGATGTACTACCATCAACAATCAATAAATAATAAGTTTCTTTCGGTGCCATTTTTTCTTTGTTAATCACATTTGCTTTCATATGTTATGTTTATTTTTTAAATTTATTAGCCATTGAACTGAAATCCCTCATATATGAGCTTGGATTTATATTGTTCTGACCCTTTTCTTGTTTTTCTCTATCTTTGTTCTCTTCATCTGTTAACTCATTCACAATCTTTACAACTTCTTCAAATTGCCAAAATGGTAAATCATTAGCATCACGCTCTGACATGTGATAGTGTTTGCTTAATAGCAATTTATTTTTTAATAAACTGATCAAAGGCATCTGGAAGAGCGAAAATAGCTGATGGTCCGTTGGGAAACACCATATCGGTGTGAACCTCCTCTCCGCACTGCGTGCAAATCTTTTTTAATTCTTTAATACCAAACTGCATTTTATTTACAGCTGCATTTAAGAATTGAAAGTCTTGTATTGATAATGATTGAAACTCAACTAGTTTAGCCTTAATACCATCAACTGTAATACTATTTCTATTAGTCAATGTGAATGGTATAATTTTTAAGAAAGATAAATTTGGAGTCTTTTTTTCATTATATTCCTTTACGATATATTCCGTAAATGACTTCTGTAATCCGATTGTTGGTGGTGCGATATTATATACTTGACCACTAACTGTTTCAAACTTGAATACTTTATCAAAAGTCTCAAAATATTTAGCAAGTGCTTCTGGCATTTCATGATAACAGAAATGTTGACGTTTTAATTCTACCTGCATTTCAAGACCACATTTACATGTAGCATTCGCTGCTAATACGTTTCCTTGTTGGAAGGTTAATTCTCTAATTAGAAAAATTAAATAAACTCTATCACCATCTTTTACATCTAAATATGAACCTACTTTATCATCAACATATTTAACACGAACACATGCTGATAACATATCATTCATTTTTTCAATCATATCATAGAAGTTTTTATCATCAACCATCGAATAAGATTGAATTTCTTTAACTTGTGCCGCACGAACCATTATTTTAGTTCCATTTGGGTAGAATATACCCAGTGGTAAATCTTTGGCATCAAATGCGAAATATTGTAAATCCGCTACGCGTCCAGTATCTTCTTGTTTAAATCCTTTAGCTTCTTCGAATTGAGGTGCTTTAGATTTAGACATATCTGTTTCCTCTAAATATTTTTTAAGAAAATCTTCTTCACTAAGTGGTTTTTTATCTTCTGGGTTTTCTGACATAATTTTAATTATTTTTTAATAAGCTATTCCTTATAGATTTATATATTGGTTTGTTTTAAATCCCAACCTCGGAATTGCCTAAAATAAAAAACCCAGAATTTCTTCTGGGTTTTAATTAATTATGTAATGTTAAACTTATGGGTTTAAGAAACCTCCTGATTGAATAGCACCAGTTCTTAGAACTGTGATGTTGTTAACAATAATACCCATACCTTTTATCGGTTCAACATAAGTATCTAGGACACCCATTTGGTTATCGATAATTTCTGATGTATTATTTTCTTCATCAATCTTATTAAAGAAGTTGTATAAACCATTACGATTTACAAATCTCTCACAGATTGAATCAGCTTTTAACTTAATCTCTGCTCTAACATCAGGTGTGTTGTATTTCCACTGATAGTTTAAAAGCATAGCGCCTAATTCACCTTCTAACTCAATAAGTACTTCTCTAACGTGAATGAAAGATAATGCTGATCTTATTAGTGTCTGAGCTGTATTTTCAGTTTCAATTACGAAACCTCTATTTTTCTTAGACACGATTGGATTAACGTGCATACCATTGAAGTTTTCGATGTCTTCATTGTTGAAGTTCATTTCTAAACCAGCAATACCAGTAACAACACCGTTAGTTACACCCGCTGCGATAGTCCAAGGTGTTACATTAGTTTGGTTACTATTAATTTTTCTCATATATGTTGTAGCAACAAATGAAGCTGGTGGAAACTCTGTTGGTCTACCATTATCATTTACTATAACATATGGTGTGAAATATCCAATTGTACTTACGCCTGTACCCTCAGCTAGAGAGTATAAGAATGCCGGATTTGATTCTGGATCACCACCTTGAGCAATGAAGCTTGTTTGTAAAACACCTTCACTATCAACGAATGTTGGTGAAGTTGAATTTTTAAACGATCTCATTGAAGGCATATTAACGAATCCGAATACATCTAATCTAGCACCACATATATCAGCATATTGTTGTTTAGACAATTCTGTTAAACCTAGTCCAAATGAATCAATTAAATAACGGAAGCTGATTGCTTCTTTATCAGTTAATGCTTTGAATAAGTTTGTACCAGTTGCTACAAGATTCAGAATTCTATTCTGTCTTTCTTCAGTACCATCAGGCATTGAATCTTGACGAATCTTAAATCCTTTTAATGTAATAGCTTTATATGTATTTACATAATCATCAACTGATGTTATACGATTAGTTTGTAAGTCACCATTATATGAATATGTTTTAATACGAGCATCACAAGTAATTTCAATTAGAGTTGTATCAGCAGCATATAACTTCTTGCTAATAATTCTAGTTAATCTCTTTGGTATGCCATTAGTTGATACATAAGCAATATCCAATGGATCATTCTCTGGAGCAACATATGCTTCAAGATAATCACCATTTTTAATTTCAGTATATCTAGTTCCGTTAACTAATATCTTGTTCGGTGATTGAACATAACCACTTGGAACTTCAATTTCAACACCTTGTCTGTAATTAGTTTTTTGTGACTTTACAGATATTGTTGTGTTTTTAGCTAAATCTTGAATAGGTTCTGCTGATTGTAATAATGAATCAGTGAATGCTACATGAAGATTGTTAGAACCATCTAAGTATGCTTTTAAGAAATGTTTAATTTGAGCATCATATAAGGTACTAGATGTTACTGTTTCTGCTACTGTATTCTCAGCTAAAATATAAGCTCTATAATTACCACTTGGTGTTAAACCAATAAGTGTAGCTTTATTATTTGGATCTGTGATAGTGAATGTACCCACATTAGATACTGAATCTGGTACAATAACCTTTTGGTTTGTAACAAATACCGGTAATCCAGTGAAGAATCCAGTTGAATCATAGAAAATAATATAATCTGTACCAGAATAATCAGCAAATGATATATCATATGAAGCACCTAAAATGTTTTCATAGAAATAGTCACCAGAC